TATATTCATTTTCGATTTCTTCAACAGAACCAAAAATATTATCCAATAGCTCAGACGCTTTCCATTTTCGATAAGCCGGGACATTGTTTTCTCCAGGCTCAACAAACAACGAGAATCCCGCATACCACACGTTATCCCGAACGTCCTGTATGGTCTCAGGAGTAGCCGGGTCCACTATTCTTTTATAGCCTCCCCTTCTTCTCCAGTTGTATCGTCGCGGTCCCACATGACCATATCCCCACAACCATCTCCTGTCGCTAATTGTCACCCTTGATATATGGGGAACAATTCTGGGGGCATATCCTGTGATATACAGATTTTTGAAGGAGACCTTATTTCCCCCGGCTTCGATACAAAGTTCTACCGTTTCGATTTTGCCGGGACGACCCGCAACGGCAGGACTGGGAGAAGAAATCTTATATTTAGCTGGAGGACCAAAACTCTCGACAACAAGAACCCCACCGGGATCCGCTGGTTTTGGATCTATTTTCCCGACAACCGTCCCACCAACCAATGCCTCGGCATCATCGGGAGTCATGTCAAATACTTGGGTAACCGGATGAACTCCAGCCCGAAGGGACCAAGTAACCGGGGATGATCCAAGAATCGGATAACCGTTCAGGGTTGCCTTACTCGGAGAGATCATCCGTAAATTGCCTCCTCCTTGCTACCCGAATACCCAGAAGATCCTCTTTTGTCTTTGTACCCTTCCTCAACCTTAACTGTCGCTATTTCTATAACGTCGATAGTCTCGTTATCTGTACCAATAACCAAGGGAGTGGAAGTTTCGTCCAAGGATACAGGGATCCAATCTAAACCACCCTTCACCCCAAATCTCTCTACGTCATAATCGTTTGCGGAAGTTTGCGAGAGCGGCAAAAGACCACCATTGTCGATTAACCTCTTATTGATGGTAGTGGTTTTCTTTATGGATCTTGGTCCCTGATAGGAATATTTGTCCCACATATCTCCCGACCATACCGGAACCAAAACAATCCCGCTTATCATGGAGAATTTGAACGTCTCCCTATACTCGATAATCAACGATCCGGTTGAACCAACTGCCTGAATGGTGACGGTTATTCGGTTGTTGTCATAATCGTAGGATGGAGAAGATTCGATAATAGCAATAGAACCAGACGCAAAAGTAGTCTGAATTTGCCTATACACCCATGACTTAATCGAAGACCAAGTTCCCCTTAAATCCTGAGTAACCGTCTTATCAATCCATGCGCTATAAGTGCAAGCCAAATTCACAAGACGTTCAACTTGAGACGATCCCTTGCTATCACCCGGACCAACCTGAGATCGAGTTATCTGGATTTCCTGTCTTACAATACTTGCGTGATCTCCAGATCCAGCTTGAGAGTAAATCAGTTCGTCATAAATTCGACTAAATCTGATTGTCTTGTCTTCATAGTCGGATTCGGTTACGGGTTCCTCTCCGAGCTCATACGTTCCCCCGAGAGCGGTCAGGATGCTTGTGCAAAATGTGCCGATAATCGCCTCATACTTTGCCCTCGCGTCGGTCCCAGCAATGGCAGTTCCAACCCCCGAAATGGTTACCGTTCTTCTTCGGGATGGTGAGTAAGCAACATTCACCAAGGACTCTCGAATTCCCGAAGTCGGAGCATTATCCGCTGGCATTTCGCAATCTATGCGAACCGTATACTTCCTGGATCTTCCGGTATTTTTAATGTCCTCGGATTTCATGATAACAGGCTGAGTATTTAACCCGGTATCCGTCGAAGGTTTCAGGTCCAATATTGTGCTTGAACCCTGCTCAATCAGAAGATCCTTAAAGGGGGTCCGAAGTGCGGATTCCACAGTAGAAATTTCGGTAGCGAATGCCGCTTCTGATGTTGCAGAGATAACAAAATCAAACTCAACAGAAGAGGTAGCAAAAGCCTTTTCTATCCGAACATACCCATCTATAAGCCTATCGGTACTTCCACCGATTGATAGAGATCCGTAGGTAATTGCCAATTCCCGATCTACCGCTGGCATTCTATTTACCCCCTGCAAATTGTTTCAAGACTGCTGGAGCAGCTTGACCGAGATTTCTATAAAGAAATCTTCGCATGGTAATTTCCTTTTTCCTTTTCATCTCTTCCAGATCCCACGCTGCCCTGAGAAAACTCTTAGCAAAATCAGTTGATTGCCCAACCTGTCCCTCTGGATCTAAAACTCCAGCACCCCACTGAGCGGTCATTAGCTGATTAAACGAATTTATTGTGCCTTCAAATGCCTTTTGCTTTGCGTCAAGATCTGCCATGTGGTTCGAAGTCTCTTCCAGTATTACATTCAATGCTGCGAATGCCTCATCTATCATTTCGTGGGCTGAGAGTGTGGGTCCGAATGGCAATTTTATGGATAAATTTGAAACCTTTCTTTTAGCCATTTCCCTCCCCTCTGCTATAGCGGAACTTGCCATTGCGGGACCATATTGGAGCAAAGGAATTGCCCGATCTCCCGCAAATTTAATTGCCCGAGCACCTACGGGACCAACAAGCGGAAGAGCAGAAACCCCTGCCGCGAAAAGATCCAATTCCTTTCTGGCAATGAGTCTCGCGAGATTGGGTACTTGTGGTTTGCCAGCAAGCAATCCCCCCCTTACTTTTCTTCTTCTCTCCGACTGACTTACAGAAGGGGCTGAATCTGCGCCGGATGCCCGTGGGACTTCTCCACCAGGACCTGCGTCCTGCCTTCGATCTACAAGTTTACCGAAACGCTTGAACCGGAGATCGGTTTCTCTGATTCGGGACTCTAAGTCCATCAAGGATTTAAGAGCACCTTCCGTATCGAGTTGAACGACTATTTTTGCATCTGGCATTTCTCCCGCCATCAGGTCACCGCAACCGTAGAGGTCATGTAACTACTGTATCTCTCGGTTGTACCCGAATCGTATTCATCATAAGTGGCCCAGATGGTATAAGAATATGTTCCAGTCCCTGGCCTATCCCTCCAGTATCCTGCTACGGCTGGAAAAGCTGAACCATCTGCAACTACAGAAGCAGACAGATCAGTAGGATTTGTGGCTGGACTTGATCCCGATTTTCTCAGTATTCTGACCCCACGGGAATCAAAACGCATAGGGGCAGATGTCCAGTTCAGATCACAAAAAGTTGAAGACACATTATCAGTCGCAACAAAACTCATAACCGGATGATAAAAGCGGTCGGCAGTGGCAAGAGCTTCAAATAAGTAACTTCGAATACAGGAGTACCTATTATCCTCATCCAGTTCTGCTTCTGCCTCGCTCTTTGCCCGTGAGTAGATCACTACCCCGTTGATCGTGTTCAGGCTACCGATTGATGCGTAAAGTTCCTCCTCAACCTCCAGCAATCCCCTCCCTCGAGAATCTGTCTGAGACTGACGACCCCCTCCGATCAAAGCGGATTGACCCAGAGGATCCCCAGGAACTGTAACGCTCAATCGAACCGCTATTGACTGAAGGATAAGATCTGGCTCCTCGTCGTGCATTGGATCCGACTGAGCACCAAGAGGACGAATCAACGCAATGGGGGGAATAAGGACAGCAAGTGCTTGTTCATCTGGAGCAACGGTTATCACCACACTGTTATCCTGAAATACGTCTGATCCCGACCCCTCCCACTGTCGTTGTAATAGGAGGTATTTTAGTTGTCGAACTATTTGCCAAACATTCACGATGCAACCTCCCCACCCCTCCCGATTGCGAATTCTGCCATATCCAAAACCGAACTTATCGCATTCCTAACCATCATGCTGCCGTCATCATTCATCGACATGATGTGGAGAGCAGAATCCTTACTCTGAGAGGAAAGACCTCCAAGCACCGCTTTTTCCCGCGTAATCCGATTTCCAGCCACTACAAATGAATCCTGAGTATCCTGACACATGGAGTACCAATCAGATAGGAGGAGAATTCCACCCGCCCTCAGAAAGGACTCTGCCTTTGTAACCAGAACCGCTTTTGCCAAATCATCCAATAAACCAGAATCGGCCAAAAGATCAGAATTCAGAATAAAGGAATCGATCATAAAGTGAGATCCTCCCTCTTTCCGATATCGTACAATCTTCCGCTTGAATCAGGAATTGCGTGGAAAACCACCCCTATCCCAAATTCCTCGGCTAAAGACAGGTTTAAGGATGCGGTTTCGTTTACCATCGGAACCGCTTTTCTGACAATTACCATAGGGTGACGGTCGATTGCTTTCGGGGAGAATAAAAGGATAAAACTTTTGTTGCTCAAAAGATATCCGGCCCGGTTGACGGATCCACCCGAAGCCCTTCCCAAGATCGTCCTGTCTCCGCTGATCAAACCCGTTCCGGTATTTGGGAAAATGTTGTTAAGTGCGTCATTGTCCCATTCTCTGAGAACCGCGGCAAAAACAGCACTTTCCCCAGAATAGACTGCTTCAACCGGAACCTGACCCCACTCTTCCGCGGTCACCATGCTGGTGGAAATACCAAGACGCATCTCTGCATCTCTGGTCAAACCCATCTCCGTTCCACCGTGAGGGAATGCTGTTGTAATGTCAGTGGGATTGATGACGAGACGACCCGGAACCCGAAGGACATCCCTAACCGCTGCTGTTGACATCTCCTGTCAATCCCTCCTCAATAATCTCTATCGCTTTTTCGCTTGATGTGGTAGTAAATCCGAGAAATGGTCGAGCAACAACCTCGGTTAAAAGCCTTGTTCTATTCATAAGAAATCCGAGTTTCTCTGCTCTGCCTATCATATCATTCAGTCGGATCAATCGGTCAACTTTAGTCCTGCCTGGGTGACGCTCCATCTTCTCCTTGATCTCAACGGGAGACCGGAGAACCCCTCCCACGTTTATCTTTTTATTGACCGTTTTTGCCCCATTCGAGGAACGCTTTGCTTGAGAAGACTTTTCGATATCCGACGAATGAACCGGAGACTTTTTATCCTTCTTCTTTTTTTCCTTGACCTTCTCCTTTCCCATAACCCACTTTTTTTGACTTCTATCAAAGTAGGCTATATCCCTCCTCTTACCTCGCAAATCCTTCATCCAGTCAGCAATGCCCTCCTGAGCCTGGGAGGTAACATCCTGAGATGTTGTCCCACCATATTGCTGATAAGAGGCATATTTCTGAGCTACACCAGTAACCCCTACCTCGAGAACATGCCGTCCCTTTATGGAAATTGAAGAAGCATTGGATATGGATCTCCAAAGGATTCCGGTATCCACGGCAGCGGGAACCCGATCAAACCTTCTCGGTAGAGGCTTGGTTCTTCCCACGGAAAAGTCACTCAAAGCACCCGCTATATTGATAAACGGTTCCGCTTGATTCGGATAGCGAGGTTTCCATCGCTCGGTGCCGAGTTCTTGATCTCTAAATGCCCTTTGAGCTTGCTTGGTAAATACCGAACCAACGCTCTTCAGGATCTTAGAAGGATTTCGTAATTTCTTCTTGAGAACCGATAACTTGGAAGAGTCTTTCTCGAAAAGGGTAATCCTCTGACTGACCGGATCGGTCATCTGATACCCTCCTCTTATGAATGATCCCAGTCGTTTCCTGGAGCAGGTCCACCCGGAATAAGGTCGGTAAAACGTCTCCAGTCGAATGCCGGTCGCACAACTTCCTCTCCAACTTGTTCCGGAGAAGGCTGAAGAACGGAATCCGTTCGTGGGGAAATCCTGTCTCGACCAGTCACCAGTGCTAAATGACGCAATCTCTCAAGATACTCTTCATGGGTTACACGGGCATAATTGCCACCTGTGCCTGTTCTCACGGCAAGTTTCGCAATTACCCCATCAACGGCAACCGTGACATGCCTGGCATCCGTATCGTCATAGATAGTACCAGCGTATATTTTAAAATCCGCTTCGGTATCGGTACACGAATTTGAGAGACGGGTTGTATCTATCGTTGTTGCAGACGGGTCTGATGGGTTTGTCAGATTTACGAGAAACTGAGTTCCGTATCTGTTCTGGACGTTAAGCGTCAAACTCATAGATCACCTACGAAGGGTCTGCCCAGGTCACGGATCCCCCCGTCGCGTGAGGAAGATACCTGCCGAGCGATTTCCAGAACCAATACTGTAAAACCGATTCAGTAGCGGAATCGGTCCATGTGAAGTCATCCAGTCTCAAGAACGGAGTGGCACCCCCAAGCGGTAGATACCAAAGACCATCAAACAACTGAAAGGGTGTAAAAATCAGATCATCAACGAGGACTGTCCCGGTTGTATTTGATGCGAGCTCAACCTTGACAATCGGGGTAGACGTATTAAACGTCTTGAGCCAAGATTTTTGACCCATCGTAATCTCTAAAATATTCCACCCGGTTTGCGCCGACAGTGCCACGGTAGCGGTCTGATCTCCACAAGTAAGTGTGAGATTCCCATCCCCAGACCCCACCTGACGGTTATAAGCTATCGAGCAGTAATAAGGAACATTCGGGTTAATTGAGATGTTCCTGACACTGAAGGCTTGCGAAATATAATCGTTGGTTTCAAAAACCAAAGATGCGGGTGCTCCACCATCACTTGGATCATCCCGATAATAATTTGTAGTATCGATCTGAAAGTTTGCAATATCTCCATTGACAGTCCAATCGTTTATGTCAGTGGGAGCAGCGGTTGTTCCGGTATAGAAAGTAAAACTGGAATTTCCAGTTAATGAGTTTCTTGCCGACACCGCTCTTAACTGCGAAGTAAGGCCGGACCCGGTGATTTTTAGGGAATCTTTTTCCGCATCTGATCCACGGAACTGAAAGACCTCCTCGTTTTTGGTTGCCCCAGAATGAGCATCCGAAACGCATTCGGCTATTTTTACTTCTGGAGTGCAGTTTTCGATTGCATAAGCGTTTTCATCAGAAGTCAAACGCTTCACGGTTCCCGAACCGACATTGCTTGTCCCTGGGTCACTCACCGCACCATAAGTAAAACCCCGGCTCGTGACAGCTAGGGAGTTATCGTTCATGTAGTCATACAAACGGGTCAAGATAGTTTGAATTGCCGTTTCGGGCGCATCAATCACTTGACCCATTTGCAGAAACATAGGACTCATCATGGAGGCACCGGAGTTCATGGCACCCACCAAGCTGGACCTGAATCCGGCAATCGCATTCATGGTCTCAGGGGCATAATCCGTTTCTAAACTCTGTACAAGAGTGTCCTCATCATCGATGAAATTGTCTGAACTAACCCCCGCATATTTCCGGAAATGCTCCAGAATCGCAACGATGTTTGAAATCTGTGTTTCAACTTCAGACCGAGATGGGCTACTCATTTTTTATATCCCTGACTACACCATAGTTTCAGGAGTTTCACCGCGCCAATTATTTGGCATTTTATCCTCAACCACTTTCATGTAGAGGAATTTTCCCAAGGGTTGGTCACTTTCCTTTTGACGATATCGGTCAGAATCTGCATTCAGGACAAACGCCCGAGCACCTTCCTTGCGAACCATCTTTTTGCCGACAGCCTTGGCTATCAGTTCAATATCGGTTCGACTGAGTTCCAAGGTTTTCCCCAAAACACGCTCCCGATTTGTGACGCTCCCATCCTTATCCCAATGCAACAATTCGTTGTGTCGGGGAAAATCCGCACCACCCGCATGGACGGTCCAGTAAGGGCATTCCTCTGTGGTCCCCATCCAGATCATATAGCGTTTTTCGTTCTTAACTTTCGCTGGTTGGATCTGAATTGTACCGCTGGATCGGATAGTTGTGGCCTTTACGAAATCATCATCAACCTTGATTTCTTCGACTTTATCGACCACTTCAGGAGTCGTCTCCTTTTTGGTTTTTGGGGGACGACCGCGACGCTTAGGCTTTACTGTTGCTTCTGTCATTAGAGTTCTCCCGGCTAGTCGGTTAGCACAGGTCGCGCCCAGAAGAACGCGACCTGTGCCAGCAATGATCTCCGACACTAAGTCGAAGTTTAGTTGTTAATCTTCACGGTCTGGTACGGCAACATGAGTCCGTAACCTTCACGCGAATCCCATTGAACGTGCTCGATTTTGGTCTCTCGAGCCGAGTCGGAGTTGTCCATGTTTCCATAGGACTCCCGAAGTGCGCGGCGCATCTGCTGGAAGACAGGCTTGTGCGGAGCTCCCTTACTAAAGACGAAGAAATCATCGTCGCTAGTAGGAATACGCTGAGTCGGCCACAGGTCAATGTTTAGACCCGATTCCATGATGATGTTAGTCACCGCGGCGTTACTCTGTGCAGTAGTTGCGGCAGCAAGAGTACGTCCCTGTTGGAACGCTTCTGCGAAAACCTGCCAGTTGTGAACACCGAAGACCACCGAGAACCCACGGTCGAGAACGCTATCGCTCCACAACGGTTGCCCCTCGGTATCCTGGAAACCACGCATCTGCTCAACCGCACCAAAGAAATCATTCCTCACCGCTGCGCTCGAGGCGATTCCGGTGCCGGTCAGAAGATTCCCGTTTGTGATCCCGAACCGGGCCGAACCGCCGGAATCGGTAGTTGCGTACATAGCCGCACCATCGGGAGCGTTTGGGATTGCGGGGAGCAACTCAGTATTGCTCGAGTCATTCAGCAAAAGCTGAAAAAAGATCCGCTCCGGAAGAGTCGCAAAGTTGCGACCTGCTTCCCTGGCACGTTCCATGAGAGAACGAGTCAAGTCGTCTTCTCTATCGTTCTCGTGCCATTCGATCCTAATAGCCCAGTCTCGGTTTGTCACCGAAAACTGAACCGAACCGAATGCGTCTGCCGGAATACCCTGACCCCGAGTCCAGAGACGGGGGTATGGAGCACTCTGAAAGTACGCATAAATTTCTGTCAATTTATCCGAGGGAATCCCCAGATCCATGACGGAAGAGAGTCGAGCAGCGACCCCCTCGTAAGACTGACGATAAGCGTCAGCGAAATCAGCACGAATACCCGCAGTGAGGGTATTGGCACTAACGATTTGCCCTACAGCCATTGTTTTATCTCCTCACCCTTATTACGAGTTAGTTACACCCTGGTATTCGGCCAAACTGTAAAGCTGAACGTCACAGGTGGTGCTTGAGTACCAGTCACTAATGATCCCGATCTCTTGCACGTTACTGGTTGCGGAGGTGGTCAGCGTATTGTCATCAGTCGCATACACCTTATCCCCTACATTAGTAATTGCCGACACACCCGTGACGGAGACCTTTTTCAAGATCAAGCCACCACAGTTTACGTTCACATTTACCACCGGACTTGCGGAAGTGTCTCCGGTCGCTCCCTTCAGAGCAATTCCGGCAAAGATATAGTTTGCCGTGTCTGCCCAAAGGACAGCATATCCAGTGCTATCGTCTAAACCAATTAGAGATCCCGCATAACAAGTAACTGCGTTAGTAAGAGGAAACGCATTTACATCGGTAACGGTGGTCTCGTAAAAGACATCAGCAGAAAGTGCCATGTTTATCTCCTAGCGATTTCGCCTTTTGTGGCATTAAGTTGAGTGGAAACAAACGATTCTCGAGAAGCGGAAACGAGACCTTTGCTTTCGAGTTCATCGTATTGAGTGGACGCTTCGCGAGCCAATGCCAACGCATCAGTACCCTCGGTCGCATATTTAAGAACTTCGGGGGGATCAGATGCACCAAACGATGCGTCAAACTCTTCCATAGTCGGATGAGGATATTTCGGAACCGAACCCTTGTAGGAAGTCACAAACGCTTCAATAGTTTCTTTGGGACTATTCGAAGTGGAAATGAGGGTTTCCATGTTTGTGCGAGTAGATTCGTCCGGATGCCACTCAGCAAGGTCTGCCATAGCATTTTCAACGAGGGAACTATTCTTCTCGTGAGCGGCGCGCTTCCTTTCGCGAGCCTCAAGAGCGGCGATTTTCCCAGAAAGTGCTGCCATAGTTGCCGCCGACTGCTCAACGGGAGCGTGAATCTTTTCAGATTCTCGGACTTCCTCGATATCTTCCTCTTCCTCGATCTCTCCCTCTTCCTCGTCCATCCCTAACTTGGTTGCTATCTTGGAGAGCATCGCTGAAATGGATTTAAGGTGAGGTCCGAAATCTGGAGATTGACACAGTTCCTCTTTCTCTTCTTCTTCCCCCTCCTTCTTCCCTTCTTCATACTCATAGCGATCCACATCGGCTCGCTCATCCCGAGACTCAAAATTTTCACCAGCAAAAGCAGTGGTCGAGTCTTGCTCTTGCCGTTCTTCGGTCTTTTCTTCAGTAGCCATTTGGCCTCCTCCGAAACTGAAAAGAATTGCTGATCCATTCGCAAACTCACGGCAAGCGACCACAGGTTCACGGTTTCTAAACTTCTTGACAGGCTTTTTCTCATCCCCCAACCGGAGAATGTCGAACCTGAAATACGGAACTTCGTCACTTAAAAGTGCCAAAGAATTAACTTCTGGCTTTTCCCAGGAAAAAATCTCAACCGAACGATAAGGAAAATGGTTTTTTCGAACACCCTCAAAAGCGTCTTCACGAACCTCCAGATCTGCGAAAATAGCCCAAATTGGATGACCTTGGTATTTCATCCGGGCTACTTTTGAGGGAAGAATAAAACCCGCTGCTTCGGTAGTTTTCCTGCCCCCATGATGATCCACATGAAGAGGGGCTTTATATCCATCCTCTTTCCATCTCTGACGCGCCTTACGGACGGCAAGTTTCATCCACTTGGGTCCGATTCTTCTCACATTCCCCTTTTCACCTTTGGGGACTTCAGCCATGATGGGGACATCAAAAATGGTATACGAACCGTCATCGTTTTTTTGAAACGAATAGCCGGCACAACAAGGTTTTCCCTTTTCGCAGTTATCACAACATTTATCTTTTTTATCTGCCATCTGTTTTTTCTCCGTACACATCGAAATAGCAACCGCTATTGCTTGTTTCTTTTCCATCCCCTCTTTTATAAGAACCGGAATCTTTCTCGAGACACAAGATTCTTGAGCGGATGTTAGCTTTTTTCGACTCACGGATTTCCCCATCGAACAAATCTTAGGGATTTCCAGTGATCTGAAAACCATTTAACGCTTTATCAAACATTATTTATTCTTGATAACCAGGAAATCCCTTATCTGGATATGCTCCTGAAAACGTGGAAGGTTCGTATCTGGATACTTTTCCATTTTCAATAAGACCTTTTTCTCGAAGTTCATGTCGATCCACCATAATGAGGGTGCATCTACAGTTATATCCAAGGGGAGGCGTAAATATTTTCCAAACCGGATCATGGACCCCGGCGATTAAACCACTGGCAGCAAGGTGGTTGTGTCGAGTATCGGAATCCCCGACCGCTGCATATTCGTACCCACCGATTACCTCTTCAACATCGGGATCGGTAGCCATTTGTTTTATTCCCTGAACCATAGAGGTAGCCATATTTGTTCGATAAACCACCTCCCCATACGCACGGCACCAATTTCCCATACTGGAAATAATTTTGGCTGGATCCTGGGATGTTTGCATTCTTCGGCTTTTTTTCCCTCCAAGGCTAGCCTCAATAACTTTTTGTATTTTTGAGGTTATCTTGTCAGAAATGCTTCGGGCTAATGCAAAAACCTTTCCTCGAGCATAAAGGTTTTGGACCTCGATATACCCTCTTCTCATTGCCCGTGCTTCTGGGCTAACAACCTCGATCTTTCTTCCCAATAAATCATCGAGTGCCTGACTAAATGTTAATTTTGGGAAAACAGGAGTTTTTCCCGAACCAAACAGAAGCATTCCTTCCTTGCTTCCGTTTCTTTCCCTGAGTTTATCCGCTTCCCTGAACGCTTCTCGACGACCCACCAGATTTGACAAGATCAGGGTATCTCCCAAAAGGGACTCCAGTTTTTCTCGATCCCTGTTCTCTTGAGATAGCTTTCCTTCCAGCTTGGATCTGGCGAGATCCGTAATTACGCGGGTAAACAGATCAGTAGAGTGATAAAGAAAATCTAACTGAACATTGATAGGCTTTTTTGTCATTTCTGTATTGATCCATTCAGAGTGTCCAGAAACTCTCCAACCTCGGAGTCTATATTTTTAGAAGACACTCCACCCTCAACATCACCCCGAGACACTCCTGAATCTCTTTTTCCCCCACCTCCAACCGACTCGATGGATATCCCCCGATCCGTGGGCAAAATTATGCTAAGGATCTGATCCCTAGTCCATTTGGAACCCCTCTTCAATTCTGACGGATATTTTAATTCTGCCTCCTTGGCTATCTCTTCCTGTTCTTCCTTGGAAGGATAAGCACCAGAGTTGGTTACCCATCTCGAATCAATTCTTTTCCGGATATATTCGGCTTTTATCTTTTGCCTTCGTTTTTCATCTTCCATCTTCCCTCTCACGTAGTTAGGCATCCTCCCGGTCATGTATGCCCCAACTACTCTCCGAAGTTTAGCAATTCTTCCCGCGTCGGGATGTGAGTGCAAATCCGAACTTTCCAGTTCCTGCCGAACGGATGTTTTCTTTTCTTCGAAGTCCAGGTCCTCTTCCGGCACCTTCTTGTCCTTTAGCGATTCATTCAAGGCACTTGTTGCCGATTCAATCTGATCTGAAGAGGCTCGATTTACAAAGGACTTCAAACCGTCACCGTCTTCAGGGGTTTTTTTTAGAAGTCCGTCTTCTCCCCAGTGCTCCTTATCTGCTTTGATATCTATCTCTTCTTCTGATCCCCTATAGTCGGTATGAACTTCCTCTTCCACTTTTTCGGTAACCACTTCCTTTTCTTCAGTTACGGTTTCCTTGGTATCTTTTTTCTTTGGAATACATTTATCCCTGGCTGGATTTTGACCGGGACGGCAAGGTTTTCCGGCAGAAGAAGACCCCCCCGTCTCTGCGAGCTCAACCATCTCGAATGCTGGTAGAGCAGAAAACTCCGGAAGATTCTCAAGATCTCGATAATCGTTCTTTTCTCTCCAAGGACTCTTCGGATAATTCTGGATAACGTATTCGGTTATTTCGAGACCCTTTTCAACATCTTCCATCTCGTCAATCGCTTGGGCAGCAACTTGAAGATACCATTCCGGATCCTCTTGCTCCTGAATACGTTTCGCTATTTGCTGCAAATAATCTCCATCAAACGACCGAAGGCAAGAAGGGCAGCAACCCCCATCTTCCTGTTCTTTTTTATTCTTCTCCTTTTGCACTATCTTCTTAACAAGGCGAATGTTCTCGATTGGTTTACCAATACTCCATCGAATGAGGGGAGACACAACATCTTCTTCCATCTCTGGCAACGGCATATCTTTAAGAGTTGATATCATCACCGCGGCCCGTGCCGCATTTGAACTCCCACCGATTTGGGAGGTTGCCTCTTCTCCGACCTGAGACCAACGCTCATTTATACTTTTCAGTGTGGAGTTTATTTTTCCTGATTTTGGGGAATAGGAACCTGGATGAGCGGTTGGATCACGACCACTTTCAACCTCTTTCGATGGGGTTTTATGGGGATCAACCCGTACGGGGGTACACCCCGTCTTATCGTGTGTTTCTCCACGCTTGCACGTTCTGAAATATACTATTTCTCTTCCCGGCATTAGATCTCTCCGCTTATCCAAGAAGTCTCGGCCCAAATACCATCATGAAGGCAATATCTAATCTCTTTCACCCAGTGAAGATCCTTCCAAGAAAAGATGGACTGGATAGAAAAAGAAATGTCCACTGGACCGGGGGGGTCCACCTCTCCAAAAATAATCTTACCCGGTGCTCTTCCCTCAAAATCCCAAGAAACGATCATAATGGAAAAGGGCATCTTTTCAGGAAACCCAAGGTCCAACTCACACCAAGACGGTTTCCCAGGAAAGGAATAAGAAGAAGAGATTACGTCTCCACAAATCCCGTCTTTGGGAATCGGAAAGGGATTTAGAGGAACAGACCAAAAAGTCTTTGCCGTTTGGTAATAGTCCATCTGAACTTCGAGGATATTCTCTTTCATCTCATCAAGTCTTTCCTCTATGAATAACTTGAGAGCATCGATTTTCTTTATTTCCTCGGTCCTCATTTAATTGCCACTGATCTCTTTGGATTCTTTTTGTGATTGATGTCTTCTTGCTCTGCTTGCGAGATTTGCGAGTTTTGTTTCTTCAGTATCGTCGATAGTTGAACTGAGGCGGGTCTGCTCCTCGAGGACCGTTTCCAACTGAGAATCATCAAGATAGCCTTGGTCCAATAAAATTTCTCCGAGTCGAGGCACACTACGTCCGTTCCCCCGGAATGTTTCTTGCAGTTTTAACGCTTCCCTCAGTTGCTCCGGGTCGATATGCCCAAGTGCTTGGGCTATCTCGCCAAACCTTGAAGCCTCCGGGGAAAGCGAGAGTCCGAGCAGTTTCATAGCATAGATCCTGAGTTGGTTTCTTTGCATCTCCAGTTCTTGGATTTTCATTATTTTTCTCCGTCATCATCAAGTCGCTCCAGAACTGATTCCATAACCTGGGATGCTGTATCCAGCGTCCTTTTTACCTTTGCAGTAGTGTTCGAGTATGTACGCACCACCTCTTTGTAATCAGCTAGCTGCTGGTTAAGCAGTACGTGATATCGAGATTGTATATTTTGAAGCTGCTCACGAGTCATATCGGACTCTTTGACCAACCTCACCAGGATGAATTTGTAGACGATACCTCCGAGGATAAGAACGGAGATGCCGAGGATTCCGTATTCGAGAAATGCTCTTTCCATAGATCACTCGGGGGGTTCCTGGACGTTCCAAGGATGGTCAACCCACCCGCTCTCCTCGCACCAGTTTGACCGCTTTGCATACAGCGTGTCATCGTAGACGAACCGGGTAGCCAGACTGAACGAAACTTGCCGACAATCATCATCGCAATCATGACTGACTATCTCGTCGCAGCTAATCGAATAGGGAGAGATGGAGGGTAGCGTCAGACCGAACGCAAACCAACTCGGCAACGGATACCTCGCCAATGTTTGGTCGGTCGGCAACTCGGCCCCGTCCTGCGGGAGAATTGTCGGGGTACGCAGACCCTGCCAGAATTTATCGTGAGTATCGATCCAGGCTTGTTGGAGTGGCAGGATGACAGATTTCTTGCCCTCGATAAACGCCTCGGCCGAGTCTTTGATTTCTTGTATGGTCATATTAAATCGGTGCCAATCCCGCCATTGAACGATTGTAAAACTGAAGAATCTCATCAGTTGTCAGTATGCGATTCCAACGGGTAAGTAGATCAAGTCGGCCATTGAGATCGTAACCCGGAGGCTGGGATAGCTGAAGCTCTGTTCCCTGAAGCAGGTGTTCACCACAACAGGTGGCAAACTGAGTTTCGGTAATCGAGCCAGATCCGGCTGTCCCAGTCACCAGGCTGATACGTTTAGCGGCATCGTAGAGTTGGTACGAACCAGTCTCATCCGTGTTGACACCATACCAATTACAGACAACACAATGCCAGGTAT